CTTGGAGAGACCACGCCCACGCCCGAGGCCCTATCCAGACGCGAGGAGATACAGCAATCCCTCACTGATGAGCTTAACAGGTTTGCTGCTAGTCCCGCTGGTAGGGCGGCAAAACTGGATGCCAGCAAGATCGGCGTTGAGATTGTTGATTCAGTAACGACTGGGGCGGGGACAAGGGCAGAGGGCCAGCTACTCGCTGACGCTGACAGCGGTAAGGTAATTATTCAACTAGCTTTGGACACGGCTCAAGAGGGCGCAGCAACTGACGCACAAGTTAAAAATAACCTCAGAGATGTCTTCAATCACGAAGTGGTGCACGCTCTAAAAGCGCTAGGCGTTATCAACGAAGCTGATATGGCATCACTCGTTAAGTACTCAAAGAACGCCCGTATAAAAGGCTCGAAGAAAACGATTTATCAAGAGATCGTAGAGAACTATACGGAAAAGAATGTCGGACGCCAACTCTCTAAAGAAGAGCTTGAAGAAGAGGCGGTTGCCGATGCTTTCCGTTACTGGGCTGCTGGTCAACTCAAGGTCACCGGCAAGCCTAAGAGCATATTCGACCGCATTGTGCGCTTCTTCCGCAGCATTGGTTCCGGCCTAAGCAACGCTGAAATAACATCTGCCGAGCAAATCTTTAATAATCTACGCGCACCGATTGGTGCACGGTCTGCTCCCGTTGCTCCTGCTAACAGAGAAGCCGCAAGACAGGCAGAGGCGGCTGCTGCTGCCGAAGGCATGGATGTGCCAGATGCGCCAATAGATGCGTATGAGGGGAAGTATTCTCTATACCCCGCACAGTTGGATGGTCTGGCGCAAAAAATTATGGGCGTCGAGACTGTGCGAGAAGGGAATATTGTTCGCCGCTTCAGGGCTACCGATCTCCCCGCCGCAGTGAAGCAAAGGCTGCGCTTAAACAAAGAGCAGAAGAAGGCTCTAGATCGACAAAAAGCAGCTATAGACGGCAAGTATTCTTTGGCAAGAAAGCCTATTGATCCAAAAGACCCGGTCTTTTCTTCGCGTGACTCAAAACATGATAACGCAGAAGTAGCGGGTAAAGCGCTACCTCCACGAGGTAAGGCGCGTCGTCTGTCTGTCCTCGACCTCCTGTACAATGACAATCTCCTGCCCCGAACTGGAAGCAGCACTGGGTACGTTGCCCGACTGTTGCAGGAAAGGTCGAGAAAGGTTTTGAGCGGCAAGCCGGTGGCTATCGAATCGGACACAAGCAAGGACGGACTGCTTTCTGATGTGTTCGCTGCTGAGGCTATTGCCGCTCTTGAAGAGACAGGCAACGCGGCGACTTGGTACAGCGAGAAAGTTACGGAAGCCATTGAGGTGGCGTCTCAGTTGTACCCTGAGATAGCGACTGATGCTGATGCCCGTTTTGCTTTTCTGGCAGCCCTCTCGGTAACAAGCCAGAACACTCCGGTTATGGAGAACTCGGTCTATACGTCAGAGGTGTATGAGTATTTCCGTGAGAACCAGCGCTTCCCTGAGGACTTCTCAAAAGGCAAGCACGGCAAGTCTATGGCGAGTAATTTCGCTCTTTTGAACGATCTGTTGGACACTATGGGTCCGCAAGGTGTTCGAGCCTTCTTTGATAAACAGTTTACAGTTAAGCAGTTAAAGGATGCTGGTTTTAAGCCGCCGAGTGGTGAGAACGTAGACACCGTTGTTTACGGGTCTTTTCTGCTTGGCCCCAAAATCGGTCAGGGTTTTTATCAAAACCTGAACGGGAACTTCTCTCCGGTCACTATCGATATGTGGCTGATGCGGACTGTTGGTCGGGCAACTGGTCGATTAATCGGCAAACCTGAAATTGTTGAAAAACAAGCAGACAGGCTGCTAAAGGGGCTTAACGCCGATCCAGAAAAGAGCCGCAACAATTTCTTGATAGCCTCCATTCGGGATGCACAGATTGATGGCGACCTTGACGCTTTGGTCGAGGTAGCTGATGAGCTTCGTCTGGAGCATGACCGTCTCTTTCTGACACCTGAGGTACAAGCACTATTCCGTCAGAAAAAATACAATAAGCCCGAGTGGGCAAAGGCTGCTGAAGCAATCATAACGCAGCAAAACAAGCCTCAGGATGCCCCATCCGGGGGCAACTTCCGAAATGCTGTTCGCCGCATTATGGACAAGACGCGCCAAAAGATGGCCGACAGTGGGTATGACGTAACCAACGCGGACCTTCAGGCTATTCTTTGGTATCCAGAGAAGAATCTGTACAAGAAGTTGGGCGTTCGCACGAAAGATAACCTGAACATTGATTACGCTCAGGCGTTTGAAAGAATTTTAGAAGGAAGGACTGAGTTAGATGCCGAAGGAAATGTTTTACAGCCCGTGGGGAGAGGGGTCGGAACAGAAACCGCCGATGTCACGGGAAGAGCAGAAGAAGATGGTCTCGAACTTGATGAAATTACGTCCGGTGAAGGGGCCGGATCAGACCCCGGAAGACCAAAGTTCTCGTTAGCTCCTCAACGTGAAACCCCGGAGAACACTCTTCTTAACTTTATCAAGCAGAACCCTGAAGGCTTTACCGTCACGATTGACGGTCAGCCCGCCCCTGCTGGCTACGTTGTCGCTCCCGTAAAGGCTGCCGAGATAACTGTTAAGGCTGATGAGCTTAACGCTGACTCGGTGCGCGAATACGCAGAAATCTTGAAGGATGTTGCGGACTCGACAAATCGCGAGACCTACGCTGGTGGGTGGCTAAACTCCGAAGATGGCCTGTACTACCTTGATGCAGTCCATATTTACGATGAGCTTGACACCGCACTCTATATTGCTGATAGTGCAGAACAGCTTGCTATATTTGACCTAAGGACATTCGATGAAGTCAGAACCCCAGAAGGTATCGAACAACTCAAATCGGCTGGAACTTACAGCGATCAAGCCCGGAATGAGCGTGGAAGAGATTCAGACCAAGCTGCTCGAAAGTATGCGGAAATCCGCGCAGACAGAGGTCCGAAATTCAGTCTCTCAAGAGAGCAGTTAACAGAGAGAGACAGCTTCTCTCGGTACAACGAACAGTTCAGTGTACCGATTGATGCCTACGAGGCATCGAGCTTATCTAGAGTAACATCTCCAAGTCCTCACTCCGAGAACGGCTCTCATAGGATTTTGTTTGGCAACAAAGCCTTGACCGTCTTTGTGCCGAAGGGCTTTGACAAGTTTAGTCGTAATCGTGACAAGACCTTTGGTTTCGGCCAAAGGCATATGGTGAAGCACGATGTAGAGGCCTCCAAGCGAACAGGGGGTACCTATAACAGCATAGCTGATCTTGCCACAGCCGCCTTAAATGCATATTGGCCGCTCAGGAATAACTTAGGGGGAAGCCCGTTTAAGGTAACTGAGGTGCAAGGCGCGACGGGCAGTCCTCAGATGAGGATGGAGTGGAAGAACGAAAGCTCTGGATACCCTGCCGTATTTATTTTTGAGCCGTTCTACGTCTCGACCGTTATGCCGGGTGTCGCTCAAAAGAATCCGAATTTAGCAAACACACAGGTCATGTACCTGAAGAACGGTTTTGTTGGCGCTTCTGATGGTAAGAGCAGCAGCCCCGTACCTCAGCCAGCTATTCGAGTAAAAGACCGCACTCGTGAGATGGAAGTTTCTATCCAGCGGGGAATGGCTAACGCTGTCTCCGCACAAGAGAGCGCAAAAGTTGAACGCGAGGTTCTTACACTCAAAAGAAAATATAGCCTGAAGCGCAGTGAGGACAATCTCTCTCCTGACGCTAGAAAGATTTATCAGGATCGTATTTCTACACCAGAAGATCAGACATTCTTTCAGCGGATAATGTCTTCTTTTGATATGAGTGACCCAAGCAAGCGCTCTGTGATGCTCAAGATCAGGCGTAACATAGCTGATAACTATGCTGGTGCTCGTGCGATGGGCAAGAGGGCGCAAGAAATTGCCGATATCAATGCTGAGGCTCAAGTCAATTCAGCAATCGGTCAGCTTGAGAGAAAGCGCGGAGTTGTTGCCGCTGGTTTGAATATAGGCCCGCTTGTAAGGTTTGGCGGTCAAGTCACTGCCATCAATGAGAACATTGTTGAGAACCTTGAGAACGATCAAGCCCGTGCAAAATTCCAAGCTGCGTTTGATCGTTTACAGCAAGAGACGCAGTACATAGAAACTGACCCCGTGACTGGGGAGCAGACTGTTGTTCGCTACGAAAGCACCGCAGACCTCAAAGGTTTAGCGAAAATTTTTGAAGAAATTGAACAAGAAGGTCTTTGGGCTGGTTTTAACTTGTACGCTGCGGCTAAAAGAGCCAACAGGCTCATGACAGAGGGGCGTGAAAAAACCTTTACTCAGGAAGAGATCAATCTCTCACTTGAAGAGGGGGCCAAAAACCCGGCGATTGTGCGGGCGTATCGAAACTACCAGCTTTGGAATAATGCTTTCGTTGGGGTTATGGAAAACTCCGGTGTGATCTCAGGCGAAGCGGCGCAACTGTGGAAAGACAATTCGGACTATCTTCCGTTCTATCGTCAAGCCTTTGAGAATGAAGGTGCCATTTATGACATACCGACCGCTCAGGAAACGGCAAGCGGAGATGTTATCTTCACTCCCGATGGGGCGTCTCCTAACAACAGTGTGCTGCAAAATGTTTATAACATTAAGGCTCCTAAAGAACTGAAGGGTGGCAAGCCGTTTTACTTTGTGATGGTGAATAACGTATCTGACAGTAAGTCCTATACGAACGCCGAGGACGCTGCCACTCGGTTAAACGAACTAAGGAAAATGAACCCGAGGGCAAAGGTTGGTCTAGCAAAGAGCAATCAGCGCATTGACAACCCAATCAACAACATACTCAGAAACTTCGACGCTGGTGTAACATCTGTTCTGACTAACGTGGTCGCGTCACGCGCTGTTCGAGACCTTCAACGTCTTGGTCTTGCCCAGAGAATTCCCACTCCCAATAGAGTGGAGCCGACGCCTGATGTCGTAGGCATTCGTGTTAACGGAGAGACAAAGTACTACAGGGTGCAGGACGAGCTTCTTCTTGCTTCGTTGGGAGCCACTGGCGACTTCCAGATGCCGGGTCTCGACCTCATGGCTGCACCAGCAAACCTCCTTCGTGAATTGATCACGAAAGACCCCGGATTTATGGCAGCAAACATGCTGCGTGACTCTGTGTCCGCTTGGACAACTTCGGGAGTCACCAAGATACCGGGACCCAGCACAGTTGCCGGGTTTGTCAAAACAATTGCAAAAGATGCCAGCGCTGAGGCTTTGGAGGCCTCTGGGGTGGTTGGTGGCTACGATGCAAAGCAGGACAAAGAAGCTGTAAAGCTGTTCAAAAAAATCAACAGGCAGCGAGGACGCGGTGGACTCAGTCCTATAGCTTGGTGGGATAAGTGGGACAAGTTGTCCTTGGCCTCAGACACCGCAACCAGAGTCGCTGTCTACAATCAAATCTTAAAAGACACGGGTGGCAATATAGCCGCAGCCAATACCGAAGCTCTAGATGTTATCAACTTTAGCCGCAAAGGCTCTTCTCATGGCATCCGCTTCTTCTCTGCCGTTGTCCCATTCTTGAACGCTCGTATTCAGGGCCTTGACGTTCTTTATCGTAGTGGGGCGCGAGGCGATGTGGGAACTACATCATCTATGACCAAAGCGCAAAGGCAACGGCGCTTCTTCATGAGGGCATTGGCAATCATATCTATGTCCACCGCGTATGCTATGGCGTCTATGGATGACGAGGACAACGAGTGGTACCAAAACGCTACTGAAGTAGACAAGGATAACTACTGGATTATTCCGCCTACGTGGCTTGGTCTCGACACAACTCCTGACACCCCGGCCCTCAAGATACCCATTCCTTTTGAGGTTGGTGTTCTCTTCAAGGTTGTCCCGGAAAGGATCGTGCGTACCGTTCGTGACGACACGGGAATGTCAGGGAACTGGGGCGCTTTTCAACGCCACTTTATGGGGACATTCGCTATTAACCCGGTTCCTCAATTTATGCTGCCAATCGCAGAAACAGTGGCTAACTTTGATTCCTTCACGGGCAGACCTGTCGTCACCTATTGGGATGAAAAGAGAGAGCCTTATTTATCTAATCCTGATTACGTCTCACCTTTAGCCATTGAGACTTCTAAAGGAATTTCCGAGAAGTTTAACATTCGCGTTCCCGCAGAGAATATCGATCATTTGGTTCGTGGATACACCGGAACCTTAGGCAGCTATGCCCTTATGGCAGCAGATGGCATCATGAGGTCTGCCGCTGGTATGCCTGATAGGCCCGCGAGAAGGCTGGATCAGTATCCTGTCCTCAGCCGTTTCCTACAGGAAGGTCAGGGAACTGGGCCTGTGGAGTCTTTCTTTGATATTTACCAAGAAGTGATGCTTTTCTCTAGTTCAGTTAGCGAATATGAAAATACGGGTAGGCTTGAAGAATTAGATAAATACATTGGACAGAGACAGAATGTGGCTCTCGAAGCAGATTACATCAAGAGTTTGGCTGAATCGTTGAAAGAACTCCGACGCTTTAGAAAACAGGTTTCCACTGACCCTGTGATGAGCGCGGATGACAAAGCGGACTACTTCAAAGAAATACAGACCCAGATGAATGAGATTGTCTCTGAAATAACCAAAGACAAAGAGAGAATAATTCGGAGGACTGACTAATGGACATTGAAGAGTTAAGGGTTGAACTCGAAGAAGATGAGGGAATAAAATACGAAATATATAACGATCACCTTGGTTACCCCACTTTTGGCGTAGGCCATCTGGTTAAAGACGACGACCCGGAGCATGGTATGCCGGTTGGCACTCCAGTAGACGAGGGAAGGGTTGCTGAGGCGTTCGAGCAAGACATAGAGACAGTATTGGAAGATTGTTGTAGGCTGTACTCTGATTTTGACGACCTCCCCGAAGAGGTGCAAAAAATCGTAGCCAATATGATGTTTAACCTTGGCTACCCAAGGCTTAGTGCATTTCGGGGAATGAAGGCTGGCGTTGATGC